GCTGGGGCGCGTATTGCTGGGAAATCTATCAGGACGAGCCGTACTTCGGTGGCGATGGCTTTGTGGCTCAGGCTTGGACGAATACTTACCAAGATAACACATCAAATATCTCCACCAATGTATTGCAAGCATTTAATTACTTTGATTCCCGTGGGGTGAAAAAGTATTTTACCCGCGCTAGACCATCAATTTTTACCAATGGTCAGCCTCAAATTTTTGTCGGCATGAATGTCGATTTTGAGGTGGCGAATAACACGGCTGCGCTGTCTTATTCGGGCGCTACTCCCGGACTCTGGGGAAGCGGAACGTGGGACTACAGCACTTGGGGATCAAATCTTGCCATTACGAACAATTGGCAGGGCATCACCGGAATTGGCTATTGCGGCGCGTTGCAGTTCAGCAGCGCCAGCAGCGGCCTACAGATCGAATGGGCATCAACTGACGTAGTGTTCCAGACTGGATGGCCGGGAATATAGTCACCGGCCCTTCGGTGGGGCATTGGGTCGCGCATCAGATTGATGGCGGATATTTCGCCGAACGATCTGAAGCGATTGGACTACAAATTGATGGTGAAATGGTCGCAGGCGTGATTTATGAGAATTGGAATCATCGCTCGATCTTTTGCCACATAGCGTTTTTAGGTAGGATTACACCGACGTTCATTGCGGCGGTGTTCCACTACCCATTTGAGGTTTGTGACGTAGATAAAATTATCGCACCCATACGCGGCGACAACCGTAAAGCGATAAGTCTTGTCGAAAAGATGGGGTTTTCTGAAGAAGCGCGGATCAAAAACGCGACTCCGACAGGCGACCTAACGTTTTACACATTGACACGCGATGCGTGTCGGTTTTTAGGGGACCGTTATGGGAAAAAGCTCGCCATCACCGCCGCCGGCACCTGATTACGCTGGCCTTGCAGCCCAACAAGGCGCTGCGAACGTAGAAGCAGCCCGCACTACTGCCAAGCTGTCTAACCCGAACATCATCGGGCCTTTGGGTGGTCAAAAGGTTAGCTACGGCACTTTTGACCAAGCAGGCTACGACAAGGCTATGCAGGATTGGCAAGCCTCGGGCGGCGGTCAGCCGCAATACGACGAGTTTGGCAATCAGGTAGGCGGCTCCATGGCCCCTAGCCGTGCTCAGTTTATGACTGATGCCGATACCCCGACGATTACCCAATATCTGACGCCGGAAGCGCAAAAGACGCTAGAAGCGCAGCAGCGTGTTCAATACGCACTTGCTGGCCTTGGCGAACAAGGTATCGGCACCGCAAGCCGAATTATGGGAACGCCGTTCCAGTATCGCGGTCCCGATATTCAGACTTCTCTCAGCGGTTATGGGCAGGTTCAGAACGCGCCCAACCTTGAGGATTATGGTCGCGCTGGCGCGAACGTGCAGGCTCAGGGGGTCAATTACGGCCCCGGCGCGGGTCAGTATGGAATGGCCCAAGCTGGCCCCGGTGTAAACGAGTACGGGCTTGCTCAGGGCAACATTGGATATTCGCAAGCTGGCACCGGCCCGACTGCCGGAATGTTTGGATTGCAGCAGGGCGGTCCGTCTGGCCCTCAGCTTCAGAACCGACTTGATACGTCGCAGCTTGCCGCTATGCCGGTGAATGCTGGCACGACGGCGCAGCAAGCAATCATGAGCCGGTTACAGCCGCAGCTTGAGCGCGAACGGTCGCAACTTGAAACGCAGCTTGCAAACCAAGGCCTCGTGCGTGGCGGTGAAGCGTATAACACGGCGCTTCAGCAACAGGGACAGCGCGAAAATGATTTGATGACTCAGGCCGCATTGCAGGGCTTGAATCTCGATTTGTCGGCACGTCAGCAAGGACTTGGTGAGCAGCAGGCGCTTGGCGGCTTTGCAAATCAGGCTGCACTTCAGCAATTCGGCGCGGGCCAACAGGCTACGCAAGCCCAAAACGCTGCGATGCAACAGAACTTTGCTCAAGCTCAGGCCGCGCAGCAAATGGCTAATCAGGCCGCTGGTCAAAACTATCAACAAAACCTTGGCGCTGCTCAGTTAGCCAATCAAGCGGTTGGTCAGAACTTCGCGCAAGGTCAGGCCGCTACTCAAGCCTACAATCAGGCTGTACAGCAGAACATGTCAATGGGTATGTCTGCTGCTCAAGCGCAGAATGCCGCTGCCCAACAGCTTTACAACCAGCAAATGGGCATTCAAGGGCTGTACAACGCTGCGATTGGTCAGAACCAGCAAACGGCGCTGGCTCAGATGCAGGCTCAGAACGCTGCTCAGAATCAGGCTTACAATCAAGCCTTGCAGGGTACGCAGTTTGCCAACACGGCTGCTCAGCAGGCTTTGCAACAGCAGCTTGGTCTGTACAACCAGCCGCTTAACCAGATTTCTGCCCTCATGTCTGGTTCGCAGATTCAGATGCCGCAGTTTCAAGGCTATCAGGGCGCTAACGTACAAGCGGCCCCGATCTTCCAAGCCGGTCAAGCGCAGAACGCTTACAACATGGACGTTTATAACGCGCAACAGGCTTCGGCCAATCAAGGCTTGGGCGGGTTGTTTGGGTTGGGTGGCGCGATTCTCGGCGGTGCAGCAGGCAATCCGCTGGGCTTTAAGAAAGCCTTGTTCGGTTAAGGGGAAATCATGGCTGACAACACTTACTTTAATTTCACGCCATACGATGAACAGATGGCCGAACTTCAGCGTCGGCAGAAACTTGCCGATTTGATGCAGCAGCAGGCTATTCAGCCGCTTGAAACCCCGCAGAGTGGCGGGCGCATGATTGCCAAGGTTTCCCCGCTGGCTGGACTTGCCAAGATGCTGCAAGCCTATGCTTCGGGCGCTCAATCGAGAAACATCGGGCAGCAACAAACAGAACTTGGCAAGCAAGACGTTCAAAATGCCATGTCTTTGATGGATCAGTTGCAGGCAGGCAAGCAGGCAACGGTATCGCCAGATCAGGCGTTGCAAGCATCAATGTCGCAGGCTCCGACTGCACAGCAGCCTAATACGCCTTATTCAAACAGCGAACAACGCGCATTCCTTGCAGCGCAAAGCGTTGCTGGCGGCCCTCGCACTCGCGCATTGGCTCAGGCGTTGTTGCAATCAGCGCAAAAAGAAAATCCATACAGCAAAATAAATCCGGGCGATTACACGCCAGAAAGTTTGCGGGCATACAACACAACCGTAACGACAGGAAATCCTGTTGGAGATGTCAGCCTGCTTGTTCCGCGCGTATCTGCAAATACGCAAGCCACAATTGATGCCGAAGAAAAACGACAGTTGCGACAACTTGGCTTTGATCAATACAAGTTTCAAAACTTGTCTGCTGATCAACAAAACAATTTTCGCATTGCATTGTCTAACAATGATCTTGCTCGCGCTCGGCAAATTTATGAAACGGGTTCTGCGCCAGCAGGTCCGATCATTTCGGGCGTTAATGCTGGGCAGACTGCCGTTTCACCCACAACGCAACGTCCTGTGTCGGCTCCTGTTGCAGCAAGTGGTCAAGTTGTAACTGGGCAACCGGCAGCGCAAATTCCGGCGGCACAAAATCAATCTGCAAGTCCGACAAAATCCGTTCCTTTGATTCAAACAAACATTCCTCCAAAGGATAAAAACGCGCTATTGCTTGCTCAGCCCGATGAACAGCAAAAGGCTTATGGAGTTACCGGATCAATTGATCGAATGCTTGATTCAATTGGAAAATTGAAAAATCAACCCGGCCTTAATTCTATTCTTGGAACGGTTGCTTCTCGCACTCCAAATATTACGGAAGCTGCGGGCAATGCTCAGTCTTCTTTCAATACATTGCTTAACCAAGCAGCAGTTGCTGCTCTTAATGAAATGAGAGCAGCATCAAAAACTGGTGGCGCAGTTGGCAACGTAACAGAGAAGGAATGGCCGATTCTGCAATCGCAATTGGCTAACTTGTCTCAAAGCCAAAGCCCAGATCAATTTAGGAAAAATCTTGATGATTTGGAAACTTATTTGAATCAAGTCAGAAAACGAACTGTTGGCGGTTATGAAACGATTTACGGAAATTTGCCGCCCATGCAAATGGGTGAATCTAGCGCATCTTATCCGTCGGGTTCTGTTCGGCTTAAGAAGTAAGGTGTTTTATGGCAACTTATGAAGTTGATGTTGGCAAAAACACTTACGAAGTTGACGCGCCGGATGAAAAAACGGCGTGGAAAATGGCGAATAATTTTCATCAAAAGCGTTTGTCGGAAGTCAATACGCCAAGGCATATGGTTGATGTGGCTGGAAATGCGCCATTCAAAGGCGCTGCTGGCGCTATTGACGCGCTGTTAAACACGCCTACAAATATTGCCAATCTTGGCATTGCGGGATATGGCGCTGCTCAAGCGGCGTTGGGACATCCAGAACGTGCGCCAGATGTTTTGCAGCAACCCGACTATGCACGTCGCGCATTGACGGCGATTGGGCTTATCAATCCTGATGTAAAACCGATGTCGCCAATGGAGCGCATTGTTGATGTTGCCGGACAAACTGCTGCCGGAAGCGCAATCATGCCGGGCAGCACATTGGCAAATGTTGGTCGAAATGCTGTGGCTGGCGGGCTTACTGGCGTTGTCGGGCAAGGCGTAACTGAAGCAACTGGAAATCCGGTTGCTGGGCAAATTGCTGGCTTGCTTACTCCTGCCGCTATTGGGAAAGCATCTCAAATAGCTGCCGGGAAAGTCGCAAATCTTGAAGCACAAGGCGCTGCCAATGAAGAAAGAACGGCAAATACCGTTCGCGGCATGGAACAAGGTTATGTTTTGCCGCCAAGCATCAATCGGCCAAACATGATTTCTCGCGCTCTTGAAAGCCTTGGTGGAAAAGCCGCTACAGGACAAGAAGCGCAACTGCGTAATCAAGAAGTTACAAACAGTCTTGTTCGCAAAGAACTTGGGCTTGCAGAAAATCAGCCCATTACTGAAGATGCTTTAAATAAGTTGCGAACAAAGTATTCGCAGCCATATCGAGACGTTTCAAATCTGCCGTCATTAACGGAATTTAATCCTTATTTGACTCGTTCAAATACATTAAATCCAAAACAAATGGTTGAGGATTTAAAAACCGCTAGAGCAAATGCAAATGATTGGTATAAGGCTTATGCGCGGGATCAGCAGCCACAAACGCTTGCTCAAGCTAAGGCTTACAAAAACGAAGCAACTCAGCTTGAAACTGATTTAGAAAAAGTTGCATCGCAAGCTGGCAAGCCGGAATTGGTTGATCAACTTAGGCAAGCAAGACAGCAAATTGCAAAAACTTACACGGCAGAAAACGCGCTTAATCTTGGATCAACCAATATTGATGCTCGGGCATTAGGTCGCGCTTTGGATAAAGGCGCTCCATTAAGTGGAAATCTTAAAGATATTGCGCTTTTTGCTGAAGCAAATCCTGCATTTGTACGAGAAGCATCTGGAGTTACCACGCCCGGCGTAAGTATGCTTGATGCTTATGGTTCTGCTGCCGGAATGGCAACGGGACATCCAATTACGGGTGGATTGCCATTGCTTCGTGGCCCTGCAAGAGCTTTGTTGCTTTCTAAGCCGTATCAAAATCTGTTTGCAAAACCAGATTACAGCGCATCAGCATTGGCGAAAATGCTGTCCAAGTACAATCCTTCGGATGCCGATATCAAGGCAATGCAAGCCGCATTGCTGTTGTCGCGGTCTGAAGCACAATAATTAGCGAATAATATTTCGATGTCTACAACGCTTACAATAACGACACAAGGTTCCTTTTTTGGAAATTTGGGTGCCGGTGTTTTCGGGGGTGTATTCATGCCCCCGTTTGCAATGCGTTCGTGCAGCCATCATTGCTGTTCGTGCAGCAACACCAAGTTTCAAACCTTCAAGGTTTTGTTTTTTAATTGGATCAAGAATTTCCTCGGCAGACAAATTTTTGGAAAGTCGTTGAAAAAGCGTGTTGTGATGAATTCCGGTTCGTTCAGACCATTGAGAAATGGTCAAAGTTTCGCCATTGTGCGTCAATCTGACGTTACAAAATCGATTGTTGGATTGTTCTTTGCGTGTAGCCCAACGACAATTGTCAGGGCTATATGGTCCGTCATTATCAATTCTTTCAAGCGTCATACCGGGCGGTCGTTCGCCCATGTCTGCAACAAAATTTTCAAACACAAGCCATCGTTCACAAACGGTAATGCCACGCCCTCCATATCGGTCAAAATGAGCCGCTTTAGAGTTGAAGCATCGCTGTTTGATGTTTTGCCAGCACCAATAAATTTGGCTGCGGGTTTTGCCATGGTTTTGTTTCATGGTGACAATGTACTTCATCGGAGAGGGAAAGTCAAATGAGTTTCAATGGGTCCGGCACCTTTAACATTAACACCTCCGGCCAACCGGTAGTCACCGGCACGGTCATTTCCTCTACCGTCTTTAACGCGCTGACCGCAGACCTTGCGACCGGCCTTTCGACGTGTATCACCAAGGACGGTCAAACCACCGTCTCGGCCAATATCCCGATGAACAGCTTTAAGTTCACCGGGCTTGCGGCGGGTAGTGCCGCGACCGACTCTGCCCGTCTGGGGCAAGTACAAGCCGGTACAGCCACGGTCGTTACGGTAACGGGTACGGACACCTACACCGGCACGATGTCGCCTCCGCTGACCGCTTATGCGGCGGGAAACATGTTTACGTTTGTGGTGCCCAATACGAACACCACCGGATGTACGCTGAACATTGACTCGGTGGGCGCTAAAGCGCTGACGCGGGACGGCTCTACGGCACTTGTGGCTGGCGACCTTGTGGCGAACTCGGAAGTCGTGGTCGTGTACGACGGCACTCGATTCCAAGTGCTGAACAGCAATTCTAAGACCAACCTCAACCTGTCCGGCACCCTGACTGTGGCGGGTAACACCACACTCTCCGGCGGCACGGCCAACGGCGTCCTCTATCTCAACGGCTCCAAGGTTGCGACCTCGGGTAGTGCGCTGACGTTCAACGGAACTACGTTTGCGACCACCGGAGCAATCAATTCCAATTCCAATGTTTCTGTTTTCAAGAACGGGAGCGATTCGGTTGCAGCCGGGCCTTACTTCCAGTTTGCGAACGCAGCACAAACCCAATCCTATTTGACGCAGTTTGGCGCAAGTAGCACATACGATTGGTGGTACTTCAACGGGTCAAGCTGGTACAAGAATCTGACGCTTGACGCCGCCGGCAACCTCGGCCTTGGCGTGACGCCTAGTGCTTGGAATGCAAGCAGCAAAGCATTTCAATACGGTTCAAACGGAATTTCGGCGCTGGAATGCTTTAACGGCGCTAACAACGTAATGATGTTTAATATGTACCGCGCTTCTGGCGGGTATGTATATACCGTTGCTGGAAACAACGGCTACCGTTTTGGCATTGATAACAGCACTGGTTTTGCGTGGACAATTTCCACCGGAAATCAGGGTGCGGGAAATACGCCGACCACGACCACGCAGGCGATGACGCTCAATGCGTCGGGGCAGCTTGTTGTCGGTGCTACTACTGCATATGGAAGTGCTGGCACATTCACAGGCAACGGCGGCACAATAGTTCTCAATCAGAATTCCAGCAGTAGCTACGCTGGACTTCGCATTTTTAATGAACTTAATAGCTCTGCAAGATCACTTGAAATTGATTACACCGGATCCGCATATGCCAGTTCCCCACTTACAGGAGGCCCAACTGGAGAGCAGGCGGCAATTGCTACGACTGGCGCGTATCCTCTTGTGTTTGGAACGACCAATACTTTTCGCGGGATGTTTGATGCGTCGGGCAACCTGCTTGTGGGGACGGCGAATACTGGATACACAAGTTCCAATTCAACGTATTACACTCCTTCTGGATCATACTGGATTAACAATCATGCCAGCGGTACTGCTGGCGGCACTAGGTACATTGGGTTTGGATTGTCTACTGCCGAACTTGGGTCTATCACTCAAAACAGCACTACTGGCGTCCTTTACAACACCACGTCTGATTACCGACTCAAAACGCTTATTGCTCCCGTAACAGGCGCTGGTGATCGTTTGGATGCGCTTAATCCGGTCGAGTATGAATGGAAATCAGATGGAACCCGTGCTCGCGGATTTTTTGCTCACGAGTTTCAGAGCGTTTATGCAAATAGCGTAAGCGGCCAAAAAGACGGTGTAGACGAAGACGGAAATCCAATCTATCAATCCATGCAGGCCGGAAGCTCGGAAGTCATTGCCGATCTCGTAGCGGAAATCAAATCCCTCCGCGCCCGCGTCGCCCAATTAGAGGCCAAGTAAATGCCAGCCATCCTTAAGAGCCGCACGGTCTGGTTTGCCATCCTACTTGCCGTGCTTTCAATCCTGCAAGGCTACGTTGGTCTGCTGCCGCTTTCGCAAGTAGGACAGATGGTCGTGGGTATTGTGATTGCTGTAGCGGTTACTCTGCTGCGGTTGATCACTACAAAGCCTGTATCGGAGAAATAAATGCAGCCGGATGCGGAGATGTTTGACCGACTGAGAAAAACCGAAATGCAGATCAGCACTCACGAAGCTGTGTGTCTTGAGCGTTACAATGGCATTTTGTCCACCCATGCCGACATCAAGCGCGAAATGCACTCCATTAATAAAATGATTAAGCAAGTCGGTTGGGGATTGCTTGTCGGTATGGGCGCGATCCTGTCTAAGATGGTATTCCACGGATGATTCCCGTAGTCGCGGCGCTACTGCAAAACGGCTTGTCCTTGTTGGGCAATGCCGTTCTCGCCAAAGGAAAAGACTGGGTAGAACAAAAGACCGGCGTAAAGCTGGGCGATAACCTTACCCCGGATCAAGTTGTTGCGTTGAAGCAAGCCGAAATGCAACACGAGGAAGAATTGCTGCGCTTGCGGCTTGAGGACAACAAGCTAGATCTAGAAGCGTTTAAGGTCGAGACAACCGCCGTGACAGACCGCTGGAAAGCTGACATGGCGTCAGATTCTTGGCTGTCAAAAAACATACGTCCCATGACGCTGATCGCCATATTGGGCGGGTATTTCATATTCGCCCTGATGAGCGCTTTCGGCCTTAACGCCAATGAGTCTTACGTCACCCTATTGGGCAACTGGGGTCAGATCGTGATGCTTGCCTACTTTGGTGGCCGGACGGTCGAAAAGGTCATGGAGATGCGGAAATGAGCCTCGTCGCTGAACAGGCTGCTTTCCTATTGGACGCCTGCAAACTCGTCTCTAAAGCCTCTGAAATGGGTTTTACGGTGACTGGCGGGGAACTCTACCGCAGCATAGAGCAGCAGCAGATCTACATGAACACCGGCAAGACCAAAACGATGGCATCTAACCATCTCAAGCGGTGCGCCATAGACCTTAACTTCTTCAAAGACGGCAAGCTGGTTTACGACATTGCCATTTTGAAGCCCGTGGGCGATTATTGGGAGTCGTTAAACCCCAAAAACTCATGGGGCGGCAATTGGGCATCTTTTAAGGATGTCCCACACTTTGAACGCAGGACATAACATGGAAATCACGCTCAAACTGTCTGTTGAAGAAGTAAATGGCATCCTTCAAGTGCTTGGCGATCTGCCGACCAAAACTGGTGCATTTCCGCTGGTCATGAAAATCAAAGAACAAGCCGACGAGCAGCTTCCGAAGCCTGAGACGCAGAACTGATTGGCTGAGGGAGAAGGACTCGAACCTTCGTTACCGGATTCAAAGTCCGGGGTCTTTCCGCTAGACGATCCCTCAGTAATTTACGCTTGTTTGCTTACCCGCCTAATATACTCAAATTGCTTTGAGTAGGGATCACGATTAACGGTCTTGCATGGCGGCGGTAATACGTCGCCATCCTTAAACCATTCGCGTATCAGCTTTATGATCGCTTGCATACGCGCATCACTCTTTGGTTTCGGCCTGAGAATCCTTTGCGGGTTTCTCCGGTGGTCTCGATACGGCCCAGATCACGAAGACGCTTATACCGAGGAGTAATAGTATTGCTATGTAGATGATCAAGAACACAGCAAACATCATCGGAAATACAACCGCCATCGCCAAACCTTGCAATAACTGCATACACTTGATCCTCTAGATTTTTGTAATCAATGCTTGCAGCCGCCATTACGCTTGTATGCGGGTCAGTCTTTCTAAAGAACTTCCAAAACATCACAGCACCTCCAGTTTGTAGAGTTCCGCAATCGTCCTAGCCATTCCTTCAAAGTGCGCCAGCCGCACATAGTCCCGTTCTAGGTCTGTGTGCGCCCGACGATCAATCGCATCGTGGCACGAGGAACACGCCCAAGCGGCGATAAGGTCAGGGGCTTTTGTCCCCATGCCCGATATCCCCATCAGGCGTATATGAGCCAATACGGTCGTTTCTGGGTTGTGATTGCACACCCCCGGCAACCGCACCATGCACGGCTTGCCTTGTGCCAGTTTGCGTAGGTTCACATCGCCATCCTTCTATTGCTTTGTACGGTTCTCCATACATCGATTACGATATGTTCCGTAGCGCGTTTATTCATCATATGCGAATACACGGCTACAGCTTTTAGGTATGCGTCCATCGCATCCTCATAGGCATCGTCTGTTTCTGCCTTCGCCTGACGCTCCGCGACTGTTCCTACGCTATGCAGGAACAGCGCGTGACGGATCGCCTTAGCCTTAAACTCCATGCGTTCTGCATGGGCCTTTGCTTCAGCGCACGGTTCATCTGTTTCGGCCAGATAAACCAACGCTTTCTGTGCGCGATCGTCGCTGATCATTTCATTTCCTGTGATGTTCGGCATGATGTTTAGAACAAAGCCAAATCACTTCCAAAGGTTTTGAATAATCTTCATGATGGCCGTGCGCTTTTACGTTTCCGCAAATTTCGCACGGCTTTTTACTTATTTCTTTTCTGCGAATTGCATACTGCAACAACAAATGTGCGGCGCGTTTTTCTGGATTGTTTCGTTGCCATTTTTTCTTTGCTTTTAAAGTTGACTCAGCGCCTTTTGCAGTTTTTTGATAACGAAGTCGCGCAGCTACCCTATGCGGCAATTTTGCTCTTTCGCTTTCATACTGCTTGTAATATTCCGCGTTTTTGGCTTTATGTTTTTTGACATCTTTTTTAGTGCAAATTTTGCATTTATTAAGATGCCCATCCATCATTCGAGGATGTTTGTAAAAGTTAGACAACGGAAATTGTTTGTTGCATTTAAAACAAGTTTTCATGTTCCCATTCTAACAGTTCCCGTTTTAAAAAGGAACCTCTGAATCAAATTCAAAATCTGTTGGATCGGGATCTTTTTCACGCATCGGCTTTGCAACCTGCGTAGGATGCTGTTCAATCTCAGGCTTTTTATTGACCGTCACAGAAAGAAATGTGACGCCTTTCTTTGACTGCTTTTTCCAAGCCGCAAGGTTGTATTGAATGCCAGCCACGTCTAGCGAACCGCTAAAGTCTGGCGACTTCTCCGTTTTCTTTTCACGATTAACAAACAATACGCCGCGGTTTGTGTTGTCGTATTCGGTCACAGTTTCATCTCCTTCAACTTCTCAAGTTTGCCATTCATTTCCATCAAAAAGTCTCTGATTGCAGCTTCCATCTCAGCAATCATTCCGTCGTCACGCGGCACACGCACGATGAATAGCCGCAGATTCTCAGGTAGGCGTGGGTCGTAACTCACAAAGTCACACCACGGTCGCCCGGTGCAAGCCATCTGAAACTGCATTTGCTGGACATACTTTGTCGGCGGTTTGCCGTCGTAGATGTAGTCAAGATGCGTCTGCGTGTTGGGGCATTTGATCTCTACAAGCCCCTCGCCTACCAATCCGTCAGGCGATGCCCCGGCATGAAGATGCGGATGCGGGACAAACCCCGTTTCCTCCACAAGTTCGCCAGTCTTGGCGCTGTAAGCGTCCCTAGCTTCAGCCTCGTGCGCTACGCCCCATTCAATAGCTGCATTGGTAAACGGTTCCGGCGGCTGGCCGGTCAACGTCTCAGCGATCAATTGCGCCATATACGACGCGCGGCTGGCGCTGTAACCCGTCTTGGTCTTGGCGCACACGTCAGCGATGCGGGACGCTGTTACGCGCCCCAAACGCGCCTTAAACCATTCCTCAGTACGCTGTTCCATCACAGTTCCTTTTTACGGGCGGTGAAATGATCCATGGCCGGGGCGCGATCATGTTCCGGCAGGCTCTTAAACAGCGCATTTAATTCGTCTTTGGTCGCGCAATTCTGAATGGCTTTGACAATCTCAGGATTGGCTTTTGGTGCATTTCGGGCTTGTGCTGCCTCGCCGTCATCATCAATCTGAGCAAGGCCAACAATTGCTGCAAGCGCATAGCGACGTGCATAAGTGATGCCGCTGCCCTGTGCTTGGGGACCGTCATCCTTGGTTTTGATCGGCAGAATGCCGCCAATCCATTGCCCGCTGGCATGGGCAAGTGTGGTGCGTAACACCACAACGCCATCCATAATGTCTGTGGTTTGAATCACCGAAAGCCCGTTGCTAGCAAGCTGCTTGCGACATGCATCCCAGCAGCTAGCAAGGTCTGCGTATCGAGACTTGTAGAACGGATTGCTGCTGTCCTTCAGCGCCCCCGTGATTTCGCTCTGCGCTTTGGAAAGTGCTGTGGCCAATTCGTTGATTGATTCGCTTTGCATTGCAGTAACCCTCTATCCAATTTTGATCTTTGTTTTGATGCCACCACCAGAAGTCGGAATCGTCATCTGATGGGTTGTCTTCAAGCCAGCTTTGAATCTTCATGCGCTTCCTTGGCGTACTGGATCTCGCGCAGCAATCCGCGCTGGTAGGCTTTGGCGATGTAAACCCAATGCTGTGCCGACTCAGGGCGCAGGCGAGCGTTTTCCATAGCCGCATCACGGCGAGCCGCAGAACGACCTGCGAGATAGGCATACATGGCTGATGGGTTGATGTACCGCATTACCATTCCTCCGGGTAGAACGCCGCGAGGAGAACAGCCGCTGCGCCGATTGGCGCACAGATACCGGCTAGACAAATGATGAAGTCGAACATTGCGATTCCTCTCTGTGGATGCTTGACGGTGCCATCGTATAGAGTTACTTTATCCGTGTCAACATCTTTTTTACTCTATCTTGGAGCGATATGGACAAGGCAAGGATTGAGGCCGCAAAGGAGGGTAAAACCCACTACGACGGCGCGGAATGTAGACACGGACATGGAACTGTTCGTTACACCGCTAGTGGTGCTTGTATGGTCTGTGCAAAAAAACGAAGTCAGCAAAATTGGAAGAAAATTTATGACACGTTGAAGTCTTATCGTGGAGAGGAGTGATGGCACGAATTCGGACCATCAAACCCGAGTTTCCGCAGAGCGAAAGCATGGGCCGAGTAAGCCGTGATGCACGGCTACTTTTCATCCAACTTTGGACCCTGTGCGATGACGAGGGACGCTCGCGAGGAGACGCGAGGCTTCTCAAAGGACTGCTTTATCCCTACGACGAGATCAAATTTTCTCAAATTGATGACTGGTTGGCCGAGTTGGAGCGAGAAAACTGCATTGTGCGGTATATCGTCGAAGGCTCGCGATACTTCCAAGTCTGTAACTGGTTGAATCACCAGAAGATTGATAGACCTTCAAAGTCCAAAATACCCGAACCGCAGGAATCCTCGCGAATCCTCGCGAATGATCGCGAAGGCTCGTGCGAGGATCTAAGGATCAAGGATCAAGGATCAAGGACCAAGGAAGGGATCAAGGACCAAGGACGCGTCGCGAAAGCAATCACGATGCCGAATGGTTTTGCACCGAAACCCGGACACGAAGAACTTGCGCTTGAATTGATGGTGGACTTGGGCAAAGAATTCGCTGCATTCATGGATTTCCATAAATCCAAGGGATCGACGTTCAAGGACTGGGACGCCGCGCTACGCACTTGGCTTCGCAACGCCAAAAAGTTTGCGCCGATCAAAACCCCCGCTGAACCGATACGGACTTGGAGGCCGACAGACTGATGTACAGCAACGATTTTGATCAATTCCGGCAGATCATGGACACGCTGTCGGAGGTTTTTGCAAAGCCGAAGCTATCGGATGCTGCAATTGCTGCTTACTGGGAAGCCTTGAAAGACCAGCACATCGCGGCAGTCGAGCGAGCTGCGAAATCGCATGGTCGATATGGCAAGTTTTTCCCGAAGCCTGCGGAATTGCGCCCGAAGACCGAAAAGGCACCGGAGCCGCAGGACGAAAAAGCTATCAACGAATCCGAACGCGCTTCGGTTGAAACGTGGGAAACTATGCGGATTCAAGATCCGGCAAAGTTTTGGCGAATGTTTGCCAAGGCATACATCGGGCGCTTGCATTTCCGATTTGCTGAAGGCTCGCCTGAGTTTGTTTCATCCGTGGAACGATGCTTGTCGCGTTGCAATACGGAATTGATCCGTTTGGGCGAGGTAGGAATTAGCGAAACGGAGATTGACACCGGAATGGCGTACCAAAACCCCACAGGAACCGTCAGTAAGCGTGTTTCAGCGGAGATCGCCGACGAGTGGGTATTCTGATACCCCCAAAGTCAAAGTCCGCTGGAATCGCCTTACGGAGCGTTTTAGGAAATCATGAAATATTTACAACCGGAACCGCATTTGGAGCAAATGGGCACACCTTGCACCGCACTATGGGCGTCGGTGCTTGTGCAGGCCATCGGGGACATGGACAGCCGGGTACGCAGCGATGCAAAGGCGGCGCGAGATTGGGTGTTCGATGACTCCATCGGCATAGGGTCATTTCGCTGGATTTGCGAAATGCTGGATCTGGACTATGACCGGCTGCAATTTGCTTGCTTGAGCCGTCACTCCCGCCGAACCCTATTGGGCCGGGAACTGTACCGCCGTTGGCTTGAACCGGAAGTCGGCTAAAAGATTTGTTGACAAGTAGGGCAGAGCGCCCTAAGATGGCCCCATTGATCCACAGATAGGAGCACGACATGGCTATCAAAGAAATCTACACCGAAATCGAAGTTCGCAACCTGTGTTTGCGGGTTTATTGGTATTACGAACCATCAGATTCCGAAGTCGGAATTTTTAACGATGCCTACGTTGTTGATGACGTAGAAGTGGGCGACAGCGAAGGCGAATATCACCGAATTCAAGTATCGGACACGCTGCTGGCCGAAATTGAAGAAAAAGTGCGCGAACACGAAGAGGCATTAATTGAAATGGATAGGGAGCCGTGACCAATACAGAACTGCGGGCGCTGTTAAGTGCCGCTGAAATTTCACAGCGAGAGATGGCAAAAAAGCTAGGCATCAATGACCGCACTATGCGGCGTTGGTGTCTAGGCGAATACGAAATCCCTCGCATGGCAAGTTACGCAATCAAATGGATCATTTGGAAGTCTTTATGAGCGCATTCAACAAACAAGTCGGCGGTCAGCATTACCAAATGGCGATTCAGCCGGTGGAATTTATTTACCGCAACAAGATTCCATTTATGGAAGCAAACGTAATCAAATACGTTGTGCGTTGGCGGGAAAAGGGTGGCATCGCTGATCTTCAAAAAGCACGTCATTACATTGATTTGCTGATTGAATTGGAGTCGGAGATTTCCACATGAAGCAGCGATACACCTATTTGGGTCTCATCATTGTGATTTTGATGGGCTGGATAGCGGCTTTTCTGATTTACGAAGCCTTTGCGCCGACGCGATATGTGCAGCCCGAATCAGCCGAATTCAAAGCGTTGCGTATGCAATGCGAAAACGTGGATGGCTTGTTGTCGGTTGCGTCAGGCCCGGAAGGTACGGACGTGTCTTGCTATCAAGGTAAGAAAAAAGTTTGGTGGGTGCGACTGTGAAATTTGATGACGTTGTTTCGTTGAAACGCTTGTGCCCGATTTGCAAAAAGGTAAAACCGATTCGCGGCAGTACAAACACACGCGGATCAAAGTTTAGATGTGCAGATTGCAAACCAAAGAAAAATGATAACCAAGTGTGAAGGCGGCGAATCAGAATTGTGCAAAACGTGTTGGCGCAAATTAGCGCCGATATCTAAAGGTTCACAATCTTGGTTTGACCCGGCTCCGCTGTATGACAACGGCAAATGCGAAGAATACTGGAAAGCCGCAGGACAAAAACATGACAGCGACAAAATTCAACCATAACGATCAAGAGATTGGAAAACTTGAAATCATCGATGGTGCATTAACGTTTACAGGAAATGCGGATCAAAGCGCCAAAGTGTTTTTTAATTGTGTGGTTGAGTGCTTTCTTGAATACAAGAAAAAAATAATTGCCGATGCTGCGGCAGCAGAGCGCGAAGCCTGCGCCGCAATCTGCGACGCCTATGGAATGCCTGATGGCACCAGTCCGACAGCAGAAACTTTGGCTAAGGCGATCCGCGCACGGGGGGAGAA